TGGAGTTTGTTATGGCTCAAACCCAGAAGAAACAGTCGCAAATCTTTGGTTAGAAATAAATAAGAAATAATATGATGCAACTAGGAGATAGAGAATTAAATGGAAGAACTAACTAAAAAACAAAAGATATTCGTAAAAGAGTATGTAAAGAGTGAGAATGGAACTCAGTCTGCTCTTAAGGCGTACGATACAAAGAGCGAGAATGTAGCAGGAGCTTTAGCTAGTGAAAACTTAAGGAAACCCAAGATAGTAGCAGTGCTTAAATCTCTTGCAGAAAGAATCCCAGATGAGCTGTTAGAGAAGGTTCACTTAGAAGGATTAGTTGCAGGCAAAATGGTAGGAGAAACATTAGAACCTGACTACGCTGTAAGACATAAATATCTAGACAGTGGATATAAATTAAAAGGTTCGTATGCTCCTGACAAAGCAATCAATCTAAACATTCAAACAGACATTACTAATCCTAAAGCTAGAGAGCTAGCAGAAGAATACGAAGAAAAGTTAAAAAGAAACTTGTAATATGTTACTTGACCAACTATCAATACACGCATTCATACAAAATAATCAAATCAAAACTGAGACGGGTAAAGAGTTAGACTTTAAGACTCACCGTTATCTATTTGATATTTATAGAGATAACTCTCCATATCTTTGTTGTATCAAAGCAGGACAGATAGGCTTCTCTACTATGGCCATTATTAAAACTATATGGATAGCAAAGTATAAGAAGTTAAACATAATATACATCTTGCCTACAGTTGAAATGATGCAGAAGTTTGTCGGCTCTAAGGTCAATCCTTTAGGACAACAGAACCCAATCATCTCTTCTTTTATGAGAGATAAAGACTCAGTATCTCAAAAGCAAGTAGGTGAGAACTTCATCAACTATGTCGGAGCACAGACTTCTCTTAGTGCCATAATGCTTTCAGCTGATATGCTAATTTCAGATGAGCACGACAAATCTCCACAGAACATATTAGAAACATTTGACTCTCGTCTACAGCACTCTGAGTACGGTTGGAAGTGGGTATTCTCCAATCCTACTATTCCTGACTTCGGTGTTGATAGACATTGGAATATGAGTGACAAAAAGATGTGGCACATAAAGCACGCTTGTCAAGAGATATATGTCTTTGATGAAGATTGTATAGACTACGATCAAGAGAAGTATATTTGTCCTAAGTGCAAAGGAGAGATAGCCTATGAAGACATTAGACGAGGTGAGTGGGTAGCAACAGCTGAAGGTAAATGGAGTGGCTATTGGATTCCATTGTGGATAAACCCCATAATGACAGCACCCAAGATAGCTGAAAAGAAACGCAATAATACAAAAGAATATTTCGCTAACTTCGTAGCTGGACTTCCATATATTAATACAAGTGATGCTCTAAGTCAGAAGATAATGGAGAGCAATTTAATAGACAAAGCAAATCAACAAGAAGGCAGAATAATTATTGGTTGCGATACTGGACACAACATTCACGTGACACTAGCTAATAAAGACGGTATATTCTTTCATCAATACATTCCAAGTATTGCAGAGAATCCTACTCCTGGATATGATCCTTATGACGAACTAGAGAAGTTTCTAATACGTTTTCCTCGTTCAATCTTAGTATCTGACCAAGGTGGAGATTTGATTGGTATAAGAAAGCTACAAGCTAAATATAGAGGTAGAGTGTTCTTGTGTTGGTTTGTTAAAGAAACTAGAAATCAACAAATCATTCGTTGGGTAGATGAAGAAGACGGCAAGATAGTAGGCAAAGTATTAGTAGATCGAAATCGTATGGTGCAGACTGTAGTAGACGAATGGAAAGAACAACGCTTCCCTATCTATGGAAAGAAAGAAGATTGGCAACCATTCTTCGAGCATTGTTTAAATATATATAGAGTGCAAGAGATTAAAGGTGAAGAGAATGACCCACAATACGGATGGAGATGGGTGTGGAAAAGAAAAGGAGCAGACCACTTCTTAATGAGTACAGTATATGCAAGAGTAGGAATAGACAGATTTGCACAAGACTTAGCTACTGTAATAAAGAAAGGTGGAGTAATGCAAGGAGTAGAGAAAGCTGGCAATTTTACTATTACAAGTGAGCCTGACAATCCATTAGGAATTTATCAAGAAAAAGAATGGTAGAAATAAAAACAGTACCAGTATATTTAACACCACTTCAAGTCAAACAATTTATGTTGATGGAGTTTCTTAATAGTGTTGGAGTATTCGATACGAAGTTAGGGAGAGTAACATTAGATTTTGATGCACAAGGTAACATAGGAAATGTAAAAATAGAACATAACTATAAACCAGAGTTATCCACATTTGCAAAGATTTAATATTAGTTTTATACTGAATTAGTAAATTAACACTTAACTGTACATCAGAAGTGTCTACCCCCAAAAGGGTGGGCACTTTTTTGCGTTATGCCAGAAATATCACCATTTGATTTAAACATAGAAGGAGTAACAGACTTAGTAGGAAATGAAACTAATAAGGTTTCTTCTAGTTACGCACACGATGAAGGTATCAGCTCTGATGCTATTGACGAACTCGCTTTAGACTTAACAGACGAAGAACTCTTAGAACTACGAAAGGGTTACGAAACTAAATCAGCACCTTACATTGGTAAAATAGAACCACGACAGAAAGCAAACAAAGCATACTTACTTGGCACTCAAAACAATACTAGAAATGGCAAGACAGCTCCTAGTAATCTTTTATTCTCTTCAACAGCAACATTCGTTCCTCAAGCTCTAGCCAAAAATCCTGAGCCAGTAGTATGGTCAGACAATACAGACGAGGGTAAAACAGCGTCAGGAGATATAAAGACAATGCTTCAATTCCACGCTGATAGGTTATGTCTTAGAAAGTCTTTAGGCTTATTAGTCTGGCATTGGTCTGTGTACTTTCTTGCTGTAATGAAACACGGATGGGATATAGAAACTAATGATATTAAAAGCGAAGTACGCAAACCCTCTAACTTTGTATTAGACCCTGATGGTTATGTAGACGTTAAAGGAGATTTCAGAGGTGCTTACTTAGGCGAAAGAATACAATCAACAGCTCAAGAACTTATAGACCTATACCCTGAAAGCAAAACATACATAACTGAAAAGGTAGGAATGAAGTTCGGCACATCTGTAGTAAGAACAGAGTGGTGGACTAACGCTTACTGTTTTACAACTTACGAAGAGCATATCTTAGATAAACATAAAAATGAGTTTTATAACTACGAAGATGGTAAACCTAATCACTTTGCACTTCCAAAGATGCCTTATACTTTCCTTTCAGTATTCTCTCTTCAAGACCAACCTCACGACTTCACAAACCTTATAGAACAAAACATAGCTAATCAAGACGAGATAACTGAAACAGATTCACAGGTAATGAAGAACCTAAGACATAGCAATAATGCTATTCTCTTAGATGATGCACACTTTACAATGGAGACAGGTAAGCAAGCAGCAGACGCAGTAGAGTCAGGTGATCCTATCCTTGCTCCTAAAGACACAGTACAAAGACTTCCAAGCAATCCTTTACCTGACGGACTACTCAACAAGCTAGAAGTTTCTAAACAAACCTTAATGGCTATCTATGGCGTTCAAGGACTTTCACCTCAAGACCAAAATTCAGACACTACTGCTCGTGGAATGATACTAAACCAATCTCACGATTCAACTCGTATAGGTGGTGGTATAGGCGATGCCTTAGAACAAGTGGCAGATAATGTCTTTAATTGGTGGACACAACTTTACTACGTCTTCTATGATGAAAAGCATTATGCTGCCATTATGGGAGCAGGCAGGGCTGTGGAATATGTAAGTCTGCAAATGGCAGATGAGCAACGTAGATTTGTGGTTAGTGTGTCGCCTAATAGTATGGTTCCTAAAGACGAACTCACTCGTCATAACCAAGCCTTAGACTTATTCAAAGCTCAAGCACTCGACCCCATATCCCTCTTTAAAGAATTAGACTACAGCGACCCAATGGAAACAGCAAAACAAACAGCATTATGGATAACCAATCCTCAACTATATATCCAGCAAATGTTTCCAGAGATGACACCCGAACAACCTCAAGACTCAGCTAATCCACCTAACCCAACAGATGTAACAGGAGCACCACAAGCACCACAAGACCCAAATATTAGCCAAGAACCTGCGAGTTCGTCACTCGCAAATGTACCATTAACATAATAAATTAAA